CCGCCGCACATTTCGCAAATCTCGCCGCAGATTCCGCATATTCCGCATATCTCGCATATTCCGCCGCATATTTCGCAGATCTCGCAAATTTCGCATATTCCGCAGTCCTACCGGAACACCAAAAAGCAAACTCTACGATTACGGGAAGCAAATCCCCATATTCAACAATTGGCTTTCTGTTTTGACCGCATAACTTGTCTTGATCGACTAGGTCGGTCTTTCCCCAAATTTCTACTTTCCAAAGATGAGAACCCGATGCAAAACCAAGAGCGTCAATAATTGAAGTGGAACCATGCAAACCATGTTTACATCTTGCGGGAGTTCCACTAACTGACAAAGTTTCTCCAAGCACGATTTTTCTTCCGTCTGAATACCCCAAGCAATCATCATTTCTTGACCAATGAAAACAGATGTATTTTTTCATTTTCATATCTCCTTTTTATTTATCTTTTAGTACGTGAAAGATCACGAATATAACGATAAACGCTATGATGAGGTATACAATTTCAGGCATGTTTTTTCTCCTTGATTCATTCTATCCTAGTTGGATTGGTGTTAGATTAATTTGGGGTGAGAGTTTGATTAGAAAGCACCGTGCTTTCTTTTTCTCTTATTTTTTTATAAATATTTCAACGGTTTTGTCGTAAAACTTGCGGCATTTTATGCAGCACCATTCTGGTGAGCCTGCGTATAAACCTTCAAAGTCCTGAGGAGCTAATATTTCTCCGTAATCCACAATCCCACATGAGGCACTTGTGAATTTGTTTCCCTTACCGCGCATGTGATAGGGTGCTTCGGGCTTGATTATAAAAGCGTGTGGCATTTGTTCTCCATTCTATTGTACATAAGATTGAACACAAGTTTAGACTCCTGAGCCAACATAACCTTATTTTCAATTAAGGTTGCGGTGTCGTCTTTCGCTTTTCCATTCGGCACAGGCGCGTACAAAACGCTTGACCTGTGCCTTGCTCATGATGTAAGCATTTTCACGATGAGAGTAACGCCTTGTTTGTTCGTGCGCCAGGTGCATTTCATACGTCTTGTGGCCTGAGTCATCCGAATCACAACGGACGGCACACATTTTCTTAGCATAGCGGGCGCGAGTGATCGTGAAGGTACGTGGCATGGTTTTCATTATTTTCATCCCTTAACCGATTGTACCCAGCGTTTCAGCATTTCCTTTTCGACTTTTTTAGACTTCTCGCTATCGTAGCCAATAAATTCATTGACCAATGCTTGCGGGTCTGACATTTCTTCTTGGCTCATCTCAAATCCATCCTCAACAAAGAGCATAAAATCATCCATGATCTTCTCTCTTGTGATGGTTTCTGGGTTGCGGAATGTCTTGGCGTGGAATTCGTCGGAATTTCGTCGGTCTATTAGTTCTTTGGGTTCGTAATGATTAGGCGGGTTGTGTGTCATTTCATTTACCATATACCTTTTCGAGAATTTCTCGGTCTGATTTACTCCAGTAGCCTATCCACAAGAGAGTCTCGTGTTTCGAGAGTCCATTGCGGAGTCCCAGGCGAAAAGCGGAGCATAGATTTTTGAACTGTTGTTTGGTCATGATTAGAGTCCTTTCGCCTTGGAGATAATTTTCTCTGCATTTCTCAGGGATTTCCATAAGTCTGTCATTGCGATGTTGCGTTGATTTTCCGTTAATTCAATGTCGGAGTCGTCCGCTCTCCATCCTGCTACGACAAGATTTTCCAAAGCATCCAGAAGTTCGGGCGCGGCGGCGATCAGGCGGGCGTTGGCTTGTGTTTCCTCGTGTTTCCAAGACTTATGGATAGGAACGTTTACATCCGCTATGTTTTGTAGGTTTTCTCCCGTTATTAAATTTCCTGCCCAAATATGAAACGACCTTGCAGGAGTCTTTCCGTCGTCTCTTAGATTCTCTGTTCCATCCCCATGAAATTTCCAGGGGGCGGGTGTGTGTTTGGTTTTCATGATGTTTTTCTCCAGTTTGTTCGCTAGTTTGTTCATGAGTTTGTTCATGAGTTTTTGTCCCATTTCACAACAGGTTTGTTGTAGATTTTCATGTCAAATTCCTGAACGTATGGAATTTCTACCTCGTCGGTATTGCCACCAACGACATGAACAAGTGCAATATTTTTGGGCATGTCAATTACACCCGAACCCTTGCGGACTCGGAATCCGCCGTTGTAGTCTGTCACAAAACGATGCAGGGTAGAGCGTTGTACGGCATCTGCAATGGTCATGCTTTTGATGATGTAGGCATTGAGGAGTCCGGCCAATTTTCCATTAAAGTCTCTTGCCATTCCTATCAGAAAAAGAATGTTGTTTGCAGTTGGGTGATTGATAACCCTAACCGTATCAAACAACGCTTTTCGCTGGCGGGCGTTGGTCATGTCAACCATATCCGCAAATTCATCGCAGAAAATAACGGACTCCGTCACGCGCTCAAGGTCAGTGATGCTGTGGATGCTGTGGACTCCAGGCATTTCAGGGAGTTTGAATCCAACTAAGCGCGTATTCTTGGCGCGTTTCTGAAAAACGTTCCTGAGATGCTTAACCACGTTTGATTTACCCTCATTGGGATCAGAAACAATCCCAATGACTCGGATGTGGGAAAGTTCAGGATGTACAAAAAGCTCCTCAATATTATTGATGTGAACATCTCGCAAGTCTCTTAATTCTTTCATATTTTATCTCCTTTAATATTCTGCGTTGGGTGATTACGCCAGCGGGTTGACTCTTGTCATCCATTCTGCCTTTCAAGTGTTTGAAAAGCAGAGGGGAGGCGGGAGTCTACACGTTTTCCATCTTGCCGGTGATCGTGAAGGTGTATTCATTGGCGAGGATGGTGTCTTTTACTGCCTCATCGCTTGTTAGTCCTTCGTGCTCAGACTCCAAGTCCTTGTAAATTTCTCGTGACAATTCGCGGACTTTTTGAGTCGTCACAACGTCAAGGTCTTGTCCCAGTTGATAAAGTTTTTCATCGTCTGAGTCCGACAAAACTTCTACACTTGTTCCAACGGTGTATTCGTGGCTGTAGTGATGGTCAATTCTAACAACGCAAGCGTTAACTTCTGCCGTTCCGTTCTTGATGGCAGATAAAAGCCGCGTGTATTTTCCCTTGTATTCCAGGGACGCGATAAAGGCGGGGACGTCAACATTTTTGCAGGTGAATGACGCGCCGTTGCCTTGAGAATAAAAACCAGAGAATGAAATTTCAGGGTTATTGAAACCCATTTTCTCAAGTTTTTCTTCCCACTCTCCAATGGTGAATTCCCGCCAGTTTGAGTCTTCAACGTTAATGTAGCGTTCGTTATCAAGTACCTTTTCCTGAATATTGGCGGGCAGTTCTTAAAATTCGTACAGTTTGATCGTTTTTGTTTTCATTTTTTTCTCCGTTTCTGATTGTTTGGCGGGTGATTGAGTCCGCTGGATTTTCTCTAATCCCGCCCGCCATTGTCTGAGACAATAGCAGGGAAGTGAGAGAAAACACGGTGCTTTCTTTTCTTAGAATTTCGGATGGACTCCGACAAAGGTTTTCTTGTCAAAGTAAGCGGACTTGGTGAGTCCGTGCTTGACGGCATGACGGCGGTACAGTTCCCAAACTTCCACAGACACACCAGAGTCTACCCAGTTGTCGTTTTTGTCATAGTTGGTGACAACAACGGCGGAGCGTACCCCGTAGTTTTTCATGGTATCCCCGAAAAACTTCATGGAGTCGCGGCTGAAAAAGTTCGAGCCGGATTTTTCGACATTGTACTTTAGTTCATATGCATTCATTTGATTTATCTCCTATCTTGTTTTGATTGTTGGTTTATTCGCTTTAGAAATTAGTTCGAGCAAAAATTCCGTGATATTTTCTCGCCGCTTCGTCATAAGAAAGAGCGGCTTCGATTGGGTCTTCAAAAATACCCAAATGTACACATTTTTTGTTTACGGTAATGTGTGCTATGTATTTCTTTGATGTGCATTGAAGATATACGCCCTTATACCCGCTCGTGTTATTCTTCTGCAAGCCGCTATTTATTCTATTTTGAGCTTTGTTGCACATCCTCAAATTTTCCTTTCGATTATCTAGTCCATTTCCGTTAATGTGGTCAACCATCTCTCCGGGCAATGCCTGTAAAATGTCTCTGTGCATAGATATGTTTTTACCCCTGCTCCATTTGTATGCATAAAAACACCTCCCCAATTTTACGGCATGGTATTTTTTGATGTTTATTCTCTCAAAATCATCATCGTCTACAAGCGCAAACTTGTTTTGAGTTAGTCTTATTTCTTTTGTCATGGTTTTTTGTTCCTTCATGAGTGGGCCTGAGTCCTCCAAGTTATCAGGCCCACGATATGAGGGGATAAACTAAACTACGCTATAGACTTTGAATCCAGCGTCTTGCAGTTGTCGTTCCCAGTTATGAGGGTGATCTGCGAGGGTGATCGGAGTCGGGAGTCCTTTCCCAAATTCCATGCCCTGCAACGCGGCCGAGAGTTTATCATAGCCGTACCCGCCCGCCCGCCCGATTTGGGGTTCGTATCCATGCTCGTGCAATACGACCTTAAGAGTCCCTGCTCCATCGGCGGGGTATAAAATCTTGATCGTTCCGCAAACGTCGCCAGCGGGATTAATGATAACCTTTGCGCCAACACGATTAAAAGCGGTTGATTCTGTGATTTTTCGTACTTGTTCCCATGTTGCGGTATTCTTTTTCATTTTCGTTATCTCCATTTCATGATCGATTAAAAAGCACGGTGTTTACTTACTTCATCCTACGCCCGCCACATTAAGCGGACATGAATACAAGGTTAGAGTCTTTAATTTGCTGGATAAATGCCGTTCTCAATGCAGATACATTGACGGGAGTCTCTGCCTGCTTGATCGTTTGAAGACTCTTGAAAACTAAGCCAACATTGAACGGGCAAGTCCTACAATCCCGCATAGACTCCGCAATAGTGCAGCAGAGACAATTTGCGACATTGAGACTCGTGCGTTCGTCTTTGGTGATAGATTCTTGGGTTGTCATTGTAGACTCCTTTAGAAATTTGTTTTTTCAAATTCTCCATCTCTTGATAGGGGCCAGCCCGAAAAAGGTATATAGCCAGCCTTAATATATAACTTCTTGCATGTTTGAACGTCAAGAACATAGTGACTTGAAAGGATACACCATAATTCAGATGATGTTTTTCCGGTTGTTGGATAACCCTGTGATTTTAGTTCCCTTGCAAGCCTGTTGGCTTTTGAAATGGCACGCCGTCGTAATGCTGGAATATTCATGATTCTTCACCTTTCAAAGCGGCATATACACCAAGTCCAAAAATCCTTATTTCGTTTAGTATAGAATCGGTGTTTGTGCTCTTTTCCCATTCTATAAATATCTGATAGTTTTCTTCTGTGAACTTTCCGTAGTCACCATAATAGCCTTTTAGATATTCAAGAATAACTATGCTTTTTGGTGACATGCAAACGAATTCTTTTGTCATGATAACCACGCAATCAGGGCGACCAGCAAGCCGATGAACCATGTACAGGCTATGATTTCTTTATAAAGTCTCATGATTGTCCTCATATCTGCGAATTTCACACGTTGCCATAAAAACGTTATTTTTCGCATACCATCTACCTACCGGGCTATTATTAGAGTAAAAATTAGAAATAAGATGCGCCTTATTTACTCCAACGGCATTAACGAGTGCTTCCCAAGTAGATAAACCGTAACCAGTCTTACCATTTACTAAACTTACTCTGAATTATGATTTATTCATTTTGTTATACTCCTATATAAATTTGCGGGTTGTGCTATTTATCACTTCCTATCTGTACCCTACTGGATTAGAGTAAGGTACAGACTCGCAAGAGACAAAGCGCGGGTTTATTAGTTTGGCTTGTGCTCTATTTGCTTCTAATCGTCAATACTACAAGCCTGCTGAAATAATTCAACGGTTTTAGTATCGTTTGTTTCTAACATCTCAATTACAAACCCCTCCACAATCCAGTTAATAGTCTCGTTTGCTGTAAGCAGTTCGTATCCTTCATAACTGGAAAGTGCTGTTAACTTAGTGTTTTTTTATAACATTGGCAATTAACATCATGCTATTTTTTCTCATGTCATTCCTCATTTCGTATAGTTTAGTTTTATAAACACATGACCGACTCTCACGCTTGCCCGCTTGCGTGTCATCGGATTGAGTTATAAAGCCTGCTTTTGTTTACTTCGCCAGAGCGGGGATAACCACTGTAAAAAGTACAACCGCGACGGCGATCAGAACGGCGAGAAGAACATAACCACCACAGCCTGAGCGTTCGCTAAAATCCGTTTTTTCTGTCCACGATTCCTTGTTGCTGTGAATCTTGCCATTGAATACGTTGTTATTGCTTGTAAAAGTAGTCATTGTATATCTCCTATTGTCGTATACCGCCCGTGATTAGTGGGCTAGTGGATTAGATAAGTATGATGTAGGGCAATAGGGCTTATGGGAGTTTAGTATTACCACATGGGATTTACATACATTATCGCGTTGCCTAGTACCCTACAGCCTACCTATCTGGTAGGGTGTTGATGTTGGTTATCGGTGACTTGTATCTCGACGGGTCTGCCGTACTACTGTCTGCCGTTGTTATGTACCCCGCTTTATTCTTTTGTTTGCATCCCTCTTGCGTTCCAATGGTGCTAGTATAAGCGTATAGTACCTACCCTGCAAGGGTATATAACACTCTCTAATCTAACTCTCATAAACAGATGTTCTATGTACAGGTGTTCTATACTGTGTGCCGCGCTACTGTGCCGGCTCGATTACCCCATGTTATACAGTAGTGTGTAACACAGCCCCGCTGTGTGTCAATGGGGGTATGTGTAGTGTGAGTGCTAGACATGATGAGATATGAGTCAACATGATCCCCCCTACTGTGTAATGATATGTGATGATGTATGTTATTGATTGTGATATGTGTCACACACCCCCGCAATGATGACGGCGATGTAGAACAGGTGTTCTATTTAGCGGACGCTGGCGATTGACCAGGGGTACGCACAGTCGCAAAAATATTTCGTTTGGTCATTTTTCAAAACTAGGGTTTTTCCAATCCTCTTCCGCCCTGTCACTGTCAAGTAAAGCCTTTATGATGCTGTTTTCCACACCTAAAGTCTGATTGTTAATAGACAAGGTGCAAAAGCCAATCTCTTCCAAAGACTTCCTGATCTTCTCGACCTCATCGTTTTTTACTGTTATCCAATTTTTCCCATTCCAGTATTGAATACTCATTTTTTATTCTCCTGAATTTCTACTTTTCCTTCTTTGGGAATAAGTCTGATTAGACCTAGGGCTATTGAAATTCCGACATTGGTCAGCCTAGAGTCTGGATTCTTCTCTCGGTATTTCTTAATTTCCTTGATGTGTTTGATTTGTACATTCTGGTCTATTGCGCTGACTCGCCTCATCTTCAATTGTCCTTATTTTTTCTTCTATTTCTGCAATTTTGGCAAGAGTCCCAGAAAGCGACCTTGTGTCCATTCTGGCTCTACCGTACCAGTAATCTCTCTCTATTTTCAATAGCTTGAGAGTCTTCTTAATACTGATTGCGGTCATATTCTTGTTTCTTTACGATCAGCCACCTTGTATTTTTACTGGGACGATAAAACCATCCCACTGTGTACTCACCGTTTTGAAGTATTTCCGTGGCCTGCTCCTTGTCAAGAACGGAGACTTGTTTGAAATCAATTCCGCCTGGAATTTCGTTGATTCTGTAGATGGTTTGTAGCGTAGCTTGTGTCATAAATGCACCGTGCTTTCAGATCACTTCTTCATCAGCCAATATGCCAACAACAGACAGAACAACGGTGTCTACAAAGGGCTTTAGTTCACCACCCATTTCGGATATTGTCAGGCTCGCCCCGCGTCCACTAACAATCATACTTGTCAATAAAGTTGAACGAACAATTGCCATACACCTTACAAAATTACGTTCGTCTAGTTTGGCAACAATGATTTCCTTGCCCTTGTAAGCCATCTCATCCAGGTACTCTCCAATAGAAGACATTGTATCAATGCCCCCTTTGATAAAAACATCTACAGATTCTTCTTCCATATTTTCGCACAACCTTACCAAATCAATCATTTTCATCTCGTATCTCCGGTTATATTTTCTACTTATTAGGTTTTGTGCGCTAGGCAGGATTCGAACCTGCGGTGTATCTCGGTTCCACTAGAAACATGAGTTTTTCTGTGCTTGGCTCATGAAGAGGCTAACTTTCGTCAAGTTTTCATGATTTGACACCATCCATCACAGACCCTTCGCCACTTGGGTACTAGCGCATACTTACGATGTCTCTCCATCAGCCTCCCTTAGCATCAAGTCTGGTTGCAGGGACAGACCTTTCGGGCAATGTGGTAATCCGCTACCAAACGGTCATCGCTTTGCTGTGATCTTGGAAGGACTCGAACCTCCAACCTACCGCGTATCAGGCGATTGCGCTTCCAATTGCGCCACAAGATCATAAATTTCCGAGCCAAGATTCTACTTGGAGTTCCCCCTTTACAAGGGGCGGTCTATTTAGCCTATTCGGATTTGTTTCGGGTAGACGCCTTCGGTCATCAACCAGCGGTAGGAGATACGGGAGCCGCCAGCGTCTACCCTTTAGATCATGTTGTGGATGAATTTCACATAACGTCCATCAACATAATTAGTTTATCACAACTTATACACTTTACCTTAGATAGAAATAAGCGTTTACTTAGTTTTACGTGAGCGTTTCAATTCCCCACTTCGCTTATCTTCGAGCCAATGCAAGTAATCGCTATACACCATTCCGATAAAGACTCCCGTAAGAGTCTGGTAAATCCAGGGGGCATGAAAATCCTTTAAAATCAATATAGCGTAAATTGCCCAAAATTGCCATAAAAACCTAATGGAAGTAGAAATAATTGGGAAATGTGTCCAAAACGATCTGTGATGTCGCCTAAAAATGGAACCGTATATTTGCCAGTATCCGTAAAGAAAATGACCCAGGATTGGTATCTTGTTTATCATCAAGCCCTCTGCGTGAGTGATTCCAACCTGGTCTGCGTCTGGATTTACAAACATACCGAACCCATAACTCAAAATAGTACCGATGGTGTAGAAGTCGTTACCTGAAAAACACCCCATTTTAGAGCACGCCCAGGCGGGGCGGGATAAATCTACTGCTCCGTAAACAGCCAAAGAAAGAGGCAGGGCGGTTATCCATCCCTGCCTCCAAAGTTCGTGATGTCTTATTCCGTTACTCATTTATAGTTCGGCGGGCGAAACCCTTCTTCGTCATCTTCATTCCGTATCATTTGAATAAACGGAGGCGGTTCACGTTGAGGCATTGGTGAAGGTCTGTGCTGCGGTTGATACGGAATATTCTTGGGGCGACGAGTTCCTTCCTCTTGACGTTTTGTTTGATAACCGTACTCCTTGCTCTCCTTATTTATTGCGGCTCTTTTGAAACTATTCCATTCTGAGGAAATTGAACCGATACCCGTTGTGAATTTAGCCCATCCCCACATTGCATCACTAATGGCGGGTCGCCACATATTCACAAACACAAGCCAGGAAAGACCTTGCGAAATCTCGGAGCCGAATGTGTAAAAGGCAAGCGTTGTAATTGTTGCTATTTTCACGTTTCCAGTTAGGTTTCCGCTTCTAAATACAACATCCGTCCAATTGTCAAAGAATCCAGACAGAAGAAGAACGAATCCGGACAAGACTCTGCTGGCGTTAGGAAACTTCTCTGAAAATGCAACGCTGGCACATACAATTTGAAGGACACTTACAAACACCCCTAAAACAATAGAGCCATTCCACGAAGTCGAGGGCGTTACCCCGAATTGACTTGGAAAATACTCAAAGATAGTATGCGCTGTGCTTATAACGTCCTCTTTTAGAAGCATAAAAGACACAACTATACCCGCTATGGATGCGACAAATGAAATCAGCGACGTTCCCATAAACTTTTTGTTCATACTTTTCTCCTGTTCTCGACTTATCTCAAATCGAGATATTTTATAAATCTTCCGTCTATCCATAGACTCGCAAATCCATAGGGTCGGTATTGTGTAAGTTTAGGGGCGAGTTCAACGTGCCCTTCAATCAACAGCGTAATGTGACCGTAGAGGATAAGCGAGATCATTAGGAAGGCGAGAAGTTTGTCCATTAGGCAGAGCGTAGTTCTTTATAGGCATAGGCTCGCCAGTTAATTACTGTGCGCTCGTCAACACCGTATCTTTTAGAAAAATCCTTTACCTGAACAGAACTTAATTTAGCCAAAGAAACTACTTGTTCGTAGGAAAGGGTGGGGCGCAACTTTCGCCAATCTTTCGGTAAATTTTCGGAAACTTTCTCCTCTTTCGGCAACTTGTTTTTTTCTTTCGGTAAATTTTCGGAAATGTTTCCGTGGCGAATACGATATTTCTCTAATCTTTCCTGTCTTTCCTTTTCCTCTTTCTCTAATCTTTCCTGTCTTTCTTCCTGTCTGCGGATTTCAGAAAGTTCTTGCGCCTTTTGAACTTCGGTCTTTCTCTCAAGAACAAGTTTGTAATATCCATTCCCAATACCTGTAAGTAAGGGAAGGAAACACAAGAGAGTAATAACGCGAGAGAGGGCTGGGTTTACTTGCCCAGTTGCATTTTCAAGAGTCACATTCAGATTCACTAAAAGTGCAATGTAAGCAGTTACAACAGCGGCAAACATCACGACAATAAAAAACGATTTTGCGTTTCTGCTTCTTATCCAATCAACAACAGAGTCTACGAAAAGGGAAGTAAACCACAAACCAATTCCTTCCAAACAAAATACAAACGTAAATGCTATGCTTGGTGTAAAGTGTAGGAACTCTGTTGAACTATGTGAAGTCAACCACGCAACCGGAAGCGGGGTCAGGTAGGGAAGAAACGCTGCCAGAAACCGAAACGCTGACGGATTGAATTTCTCGAAAATCTCTCCTGCAACATCAAAAATATTTGCCAGCCAATTTGTATTGCTCATGCGTCCTCCTCAATGATTATTAACTTGCTGTTTGGCAGGCGAAGTCCTCTTGCGCCTTCTTCCTGCTCCAATAAGCCAAGTTCTACAAGTTTGTCCAGCAAGAACCCTACGTTGCTCTTACTGGCTATGTCGCACGCTTCCATGATTTGATCGTAGGACGGTGCTCTGCCTCTGTTCTCAATTAAATAACCACGAACGAACTCGAAAACGACTTTTTCTTTTGACATCTAAAACTCCTTGAATATTTGTTCTATTATATCAAACTTTTGTTCCGAGTCAAGTAAGCGCCATGTTTTCTCACTGTTCTCTCATATTGTTTTAATGTTTTGCGCCTATATTATTATTTTGTTTTCATAAAAATACTTGACAACATCCTATATACATATATAATCAAGGCAAGGAGAAATTCGTAAATGGCACTTACTAGAGAAAAAGAAAACAAATTCAATAAGAAATATGACGACAGGGAATGTTGGGATTTAGCAATGTCATGGGGTGCGGCATTTACAGTGGACAAACTTCATCGGTGGCACAAGAAGAACAAGGGTTTCGGTTCGCGCATGGGCGGGGTGTGGGCAATGTGGAGATGGGCAGCAAGAAACCCTGAACTTTGTTATCCGCAATTCAAAAAGTGGTACTTTGAAAACGCCATAGGTGAAACGCGCTGGGAAGAAATTGGCGACAAGATGGTAGAGAAAGACATAAATCCCAATGTAACCTTTGAGGAATTTCTTGAAAAAATCAGAGATCACGCCAAAGACAAGGACTCTGTTCTGAGTAATACCGCCTACAAGACATGGTGCGCGAAATGGAACATGGAAGAATAAAGGAAAAAGAAAATGAAAATATTTTTTGATACAGAAACCACAGGAATCCCAGGAAATTACAAAGCTCCGATTTCGGATGCAAATAACTGGCCTCGCATGGTTCAGTTAGGGTATGTTGTGATGGACGGAGAAGCAATCGTTCACGAACACGAATCAATTGTAAAGCCAAGTGGTTTTGATATTCCTGTTGGTGCGTCTAGTGTTCATGGAATTACAACCGAAAAGGCTTTAGTGGACGGGGCGGAATTAGTTGATGTTCTTGATGAGTTTCAGGCGTGGGTAGACAAATGCGATACTGTTGTTGGTCACAACGTATCTTTTGACGTAAATGTTATTGGAGCAGAGTATTTTCGCATGTATGGCAAGAGTCCGTTGGACGGAAAGGTGACTATTGATACAATGGAGGAAAGCAAGGTGTTCGTGAGCATCAAGAATTCTTATGGCTATAAGTGGCCTAAACTCCATGAGCTTTATAAGAAACTATTCAACGAGGATATGGGTGTGGCACATACCGCCTTACAAGATATTAAAAATACTATAAAGTGCTACTTTGAACTTGAGAGATTGGGTGTAATCAAGTAGAATACACGATGCTTACTATGACAAAAACCGAAAAAAAGAAAATCATAAGTCTTGCCAAGAAAAAAGGAACACCATTGCTTGATATTATTCAGTGGGGGGAGTCTGCCGTCTTTCTATACCAGGAAGGCACAAAGGTAAAAGGCTATTCATATAACGAAATAAAGAAGGGTGTTAGAGGAGAAATAAGGCGTCTTGGTAGATAGGAATAATTTATATTCCGAGGTGTACAAAATGTCCGTTCGGGCGGCGTGGTACGCAAACGGTTGTCCCTCCATAAAAAAATTTTCAGAAGCAAAGCTCGTACCCGCTGACGATGACGGTAAAGTAGCCAACGCCGGTGCTATCACACACTGGTTTGACGATAACCAGTGGACACAGTGGAAAGACGCAATGGACGCCGAACTCTCGGTGCGGATAGAAGAACGGCTAATGACCGATAGGATGAGAGTAATCAAGAAACAGTTAGTTATCAGTGAAAACGTTGTAGATAAAGCCTATGCCGATATTATGGAAAAAGGATTTGATTCGTCTGCATCTGCTGTAAAGGCATTAGGAGATTTTATGGAGGAACAGCGTGGTTTGATGCAGATAGATAAGATGATTGCGGAATTAACAGAGAAACCTACTGCCGATATACAAAAGGAATTCAAGGAACTGGCGGAACGGGCGGGACTGACAATGGTGGAGGGCGAAATAAAAGAGGATAGTGCCGAACCTCTCGACACGTAAACCCTTAAGCGAGGAAGAGTGGAAAAAACTCTTCCTCATTTCCAAAGAACTTCAATCCAGAGGGGAGAAAGTGCCAGAACAGGCACTTGAACAGTTTAAGGACAAGAAGCGGGCAAAGTGGCCTATTGACCCAAATGGTTATTTCTTGCGGGGTGATGGGCAATCTTACGAACCATCTGAAAACCATAAAAATTTCATCGCGTCAGATGCAAGATTTTCAGCCCTGTATGGGCCAAGAGGTTGTGGAAAATCGGCGGGCGGTTCTCAGAGAATGTTGCTAAAAATATCTCAGGGGGAAGATGGGGCAGTCATGAACCCCGATATGGAGAACTTCAAACTATCTACGTGGCCGGAACTAAAGAGGTGGATTCCCTGGAACATGGTTGTGCCATCTCAAAGACACAGACACAGACCTGAATGGGAACCCACCAAACCCTTTACGATGGTGTTCATGAATGGCGTCAAGGTTTACTGCAAAGGACTCAAAGACCCCGACTCTGCTCGTGGCCCTAACATCAACTGGCTTTGGTATGACGAAGCGGGACGAGATAAAACCGGACAGGGCTGGAAGATCGCCGTGTCGTCTGTGCGTGTTGGTAATAACCCTCAAGCCTGGGCGACTTTTACTCCTAAAACATCCGAACACTGGACAACAAAATTATTTGTAAAAAAAGAAATTCCCGAAGATGTCAAACAACAGTTTGCCGAAGTGTTGGGAGATGATAAAATTCTTATAGAGTCATTTCATGCGACTCGTGAAGATAATCGCAAACACTTGGATGCTGGATTTTATGTAGGAATCCTTGCCAATAATCCTTCTGGCTGGCTTAAGGCGCAAGAGCATGATGGAGAAGTAGCAGACGAAGGCGGTCAGATCGGTTATCGTAGCTGGTTTGATAATCGTATTATTACAACCATGCCCACCAAGATTGTAAAAAAGATTCGCGCATGGGATACCGCTGCAAGTGAAAAGAAAGTTGCGAAGGATGACCCCGACGAGTCGGTAGGAACTTTACTAACCAAGTTCGTTCCAAAAGACAACCCTGAATGGATGGAACTTTACAAACATCTAATCCCAGAAGGACAAGAAAAACAATTCCACTTCATTATCGAAAACCAGGTTGCCGGATGGTGGGCGGCGGAGAAATTATTTGAAGTCATTAAGAATACCGCAAAGTACGATGGAGTCTACGTGCCTGTTTATATAGACCAAGACCCAGGCGGAGCAGGAAAAAACCAGGTTGCGTTATTACAAGCCGCTTTCAAAGACTCCCGTAACCCAGAACTCCATGCTCACTCCGTTCTTGAGGTGGATGTTAGGAAGGTCGGGGACAGAGTCCTTGCCGCAAACAATCATTGGTTCGGCGCGGCTTCCGAGGGCAGAATGTGGCTGGCAAAGAGTTCATGGAACGAGGGTTTCCTTGGTCAATTGGACGGATTTACGATGATCGGACACGACGACAAAATCACCTCGACTACCAGCGCGATGTATGTTTTGAACCCTGTGAAAAAGTGGTCAAAGATGCCTTTCGTAACAATCTAAGGAAAATATGACATTAGGAAATGTTTCAACTACAGACATCTTGAATGTTCCACAGCCCACTAAGGAACCTGGTCAACGCAGTATGCAGGTTTCGGATGCGTACTTTGCTCGAATGGTTCCTGGTTGGTCGCAACCCTCAGCATTGACTCCTGGTCAGTGGCGTGTATGGGTAGCATCACAACCCGTCGCCGTCACTTGCAAAGAAACGATGGTTTCCAATATTGCGGACTTGGATTGGAAAATCACAGCCCGCGAATCCGATATGAGCGACGAACTTAAGGGAACCATTAATTATTACGAGAAGTTCTTTCGCAACGGCGGGTACTCAGGACTCGACTACATAGGTTTTCTTGAATGGTTTATTAATGATTTGAACGATCTGCCATTTGGTACGGCGTGGGAAATTGGCAGAAAGGGAGACGCCGAGAATGGCAGGGCGATATGGATGGAGCCTTTGGACGGCGGGACTCTCTATCCGACCAACAACAAAGATTTTCCCGTTATTCAATACTATAATAATTTTTATGCAACCTTCCCTGCACATGCCATAGCTAGAGCCTACTTAAACCCTCGTCCAGAAATCGAACGCAAAGGTTGGGGCATGGCTCCTCCTGAAAAAGTTTTTTTGGCAATGGAGATGCTGGCAAGAGGCGATAGGTATTATGCAAACCTTCTTCTTGACATTCCGCCTGTCGGAGTCTTCGATATGGCGGATATTACTTGGGAAGATGCTCATACATGGATAGAGTCTTTCAGAACCTTTACGCAGGGCGGGGCAGTAGACGGGTTTAGAATACCTGTTTTGGCAGAACATCAAAAAGATGTTAAGTTTATTCCTCTCGGCAAAGACCCCAACGCAATTATGTATGATGTTATTACGCTTAAATATGCCGCCCTGACGGTTGCGGGATACGGAATGTCACTTGGAGATATTGGACTCCAGGGTTCGTCTGCATCCGGTGAAACTCTTGCAGGCTCCATTCGTAGTGAACAAAAGACCAATCGAACCGGAAAGGCTCGAAATAAAGGAAAAATAAAATACTTCATTGAGTCTATTCTGCCTTCGACTTTGCAATTTGACTTCATTGACACGGATGGAGAAAGACTCTCTATGCTTGGGCGGGCAAGACTCGCCAATGCTACTGCCATGAATCAGTTTAGCGCGGCAGGATACATCTCTCCCAAAGAGGGTCGTATGCAAATGATTCAGGACGGAATTTTCACCATCCCATTGCCAGAAGACCCGCCTCCCGATGCCAAGCCACAACCTGCGGCAGGCGCATTTGGAAAACCATCTGGTACGACTGGTAATAAACCTCCTGAAAGACCTGGTTCAGTAGGCTCTCCTCAAGCCCCGTCATTGGGCGGAGATGGTGAAGTTAAAGCGAGTATGACTGTTGAAAAAGGACGCTCCTTCAACGCCAGAATCGGAAAGTTAACCAAGAGAATCTGTGAAGACGTTTCCCCTGTGTTCACAGATTCGATGAAAAGTGTTAATGAGGACGATCTATATTTACTGCGTTCCGCTGTAGACGAATCTTTGTTTGGGGTAGAGGATACATTTGGTCTTGCGGAAATACTAAAGTCTATTTGGGTAAAAGATAATTGGGTTTCCATTAAGGACGAAGATGTTGAAACTCTTAAGTCTTTATTTGCCACAAAATATATTTGGGAATTGACAGATGAAGAAATAGACAAAATTGATTTTGCTCCCTACTTGGAAAAACTAAAGCACCGTGTTTTCTCTGAAATAAAGGTGTTCATTGGAAAATCGGTTGTGTCTATGTTGAAAGATTATTTATTGATTGAAGAAAGCCCTATTGAGAATTATGTAGAACAAATCCAG